GCCGCTCCAACGCCTACGGCATGGCCACGCATGAATCGACCAATATTGACCTGCGCCGCATTGACTGCGCCGCTTGCGCCCGGCCCTAAAGCAATCGCCGCGCCGCCGATACCTACGCCTGCGATTATTCCCGCAGGTGATGTTGCGAATTTTGCCAGTCCACCTAGTCCGCCGCCTGCTGCCTGTTGAACTGCACTTATCGCTTGACTGACTCCACCGATAGCCTGCTGCGCCTGTTGTGCAAATTGTGTTGTTTGTTTCGATGCGGTTTCAACCGTCCTCTGCACGTTCTTGACGTTGTTTTCAGCCGTCCTCGTTTCAATTCGCAGTGTGGCTTTTATGTCCCTATCGGCCATTACGTTACCACCGTCGTTAGTGTTCTAGGACTGGAATAGCTGTCAATCGTGGCGTTCCCATCTTCATCATATCCGACGAAAAGGGAGTAGGAAAACGTCCCTGCTCCCGGCGTGTCCGTAACTGAAGTTGCAAACGGCCCTGAAAGAGTTACACCAGATCCGCCCGTCGGTGAAGTCGTAGGGACACCACCAGCCACACGGCGCAATACCATTGAACCGATATTCTGCGCCTGGCTAAACCCGAATTGATCCGGCGGATTAGTCCACGCAAGATTTACTTGACCGCCGCCTATTGGAGTCGCGGTAAATCCTGCCGCCTGCTCCAAGGTTTTAAGGGTTCCTACTCTCGCCTCTAAAACAAATGTCCTTACGCTCACGTAACCCTTGCCGGGTATCAATTCACCAGCCGCTGCCGTTATGGATTTTACTTGAACTCCGATAATGCCGTTTGTGCGTCCAAGATATTGAATCCGATTAAGCACTGCTTCTTGAATCTCGAGGATACCTCTGCCCTTGGATGTCGTATCTCCACCGGATTTGTTTGCCCCTAGCATGGAATTCTGCCCCGTGGCATCACCGTCCAGCTTGGTAATGCACTGCACTGATATTGTCTCAGCTATTAAGTCGGGAGCCTCGGCATCCGCCGTGCTGCCCTGAACACGGATAAGACACAGGGGGAAACGGAATTTATCGACGGCTTCGGCCGCCGGATTTGCAACAATATGCACCGATCCGAAAACGTCCGTCCCGCCCGTCCACGTCAGGGTTTCCAGTAAGAACTTGAGCTGTTTAACGACCTGCCACGTATTCATCTTTTACGTTTTCCGCCGCCGCATTAGTTGCCTTGGTAAAGTTGAAATCACGCCGCATTTCGCCGCCGTCAACGTCCGAGTAAACGGATAGTGCCTGCTCCATACCATGCGCCGCCATTCCCGTTTGCGCCGCAATATCCGCCCTGAACTTTCGTCCAGCATTTATGAACGACTGCTTTTCTTCCTTCGTGAACTCCTGCCAGTCCGTGAACGTCAACACTCCGCCGGCCATAAGAAACAGGAAAGCCTCAAGCTCCATCTCGCGCTTGACTTCCTCGCTGGATTCGATCTGCATTGACACATTCGCGCCTATGGCCTCGTATAGCTTCATAGCGTCAAATCGCCTTTCATGCCAAATGCTATGACTCGATTAGTGCCGTCCCTGATGCCAAGAAAAATACAGCCAAATTCCAACGGTTCCGCCATGCTGACGTTGAACTCTACCGTCTCCTCCAGCATTGGGATTGCCCGATACATGAGTAGCATCGGATGAGTTTCAGCGTTCAATGGCGAAAAGCACAATTTCACGGCGTCTTGACTTTCAAGCCGTCCTGCCCGATTACTGCCCGGATGGGATATAACTCGATTTCCGCTTGTGCCAACTGTGGTATTTGGGAACAGATCGGCAATGGCGTCATTGTCATACGTGCGAAGTCTGAAGCCTACTGTCCACACTTCGCCAAGGTAGATATTTTCAACGACTTCAGAACCGAATTCCTCGGCTGTGATTCTGGCTTCCGTATGCGTTCTTGCGATTACTACCTGACGGACTAAACCTAACTCAGTTCCGCCATGAGGAAACGGTAATGCAAGATTTGTGGGATTCTTGCACAGCTTACCGGGAGTGTATAAGACATTGACAACATTGCTTTGCGCCATCGCTTTATCTTGTCATGTATTCTATGGCAAGAGCGTCATATTCCTTCAATTCCTCTTCCTCGAAGGAAATGAAATCCCTTGCCTTGACCTTGGCGGAATACTTGCCAGTCCTGAACAAGAAGCCCAACTCTGACACGTATTCCGTGTTTTTATCAAGAAATTCTGCCAACCGTTGCCGTCCGGTTTCGGTGAGTTGCTTTTCAATCCCAAATCCTGATACCTGCGTCTGTGCGTATTCGAGTTTAGTTCCGGCCGAAACGGTGTCTTTGCCTTCGATCTGAAACGCGATTGACCCTAACAGATTGCCGGTATCCTGCAATACTGGCCTCGCCTCAAAACGCCGTGATTTCGGATCGCCTCCATTGTTTACGTCCTCGATCAATCCAGCGATATTCTTGACCTTGGAGTTTGAACGTCCACGTTCAGGGAATCGCTTTCCGTTCCTACGCTCAACGTTAATCGAATTCTGACGGCTGGATACCATCATTGCGCCAATCATCTTCAAAAGCGGTTCAAGATCGCTCTTGGATTTTTCCTGAATCACTTTCAGGATGCCTTGATTTTCAATCGTAAGCTCGCTTTTCTGATCTTCAGGCATTAGTCAAGCTCCTGAATATCATCGCTGCTATGCGGTTGATCAGGCACAAGATCGCTCATGGACTGATAATCAAAGAACGGCTTAGCTCCAGCGCGTTCCTCTGACGGCTCAAGTGTGCTTGTTGTTTGCGGCAGGATCCTATCCCGCGCCCCGACTTTGGACATTTCCTTAAGCCGTTCCTTCCATTTGTCAAACAGCTTATTGCGTTCCTCGGACGTTACTCCCTGCCTCATCATCAGGTATGCCTCAACGCCTTGAACGCCAACGGCAATATGCAGCGCATTGGTATCATCCAGCACAACGCCTGCATAGATTTGGAAATCCGCGCCAACGTCTGCAATTGCGTTATTGAGTCTTGTTGAGTCGATGGTAGTAGCCGGCGCATTATCGGGGTTGGTAAGCTCGATAAGCCGCTGCGCTGAAAATCTAGCCTGAACCTCTGCGCTCAGAGTCATGCTTCACCACCACGATACAGATGATTACAGCCGCTACATATACTGCGACTGCGACTAACAATAAAGCCATTGGTTACGGTTCCGTCCACGTCGGAACACCCGTAGTGGAAGGCAAATATTTATTGAAGGCTCTCCATAACCACTTTTGGATGATGGAATCTACCGCCGTATCGCTCCACGTAAACTTGTCATTGAGCAGGAACTTCGTGCTTCCGCCGATAATCCAATACCACGAATTATTGAACGCTTCGCCGGGTAGGAGTAACACATCGTCAACCAAAAGGTCGCCCGTCGTATTGCCGCTTAACTCGATTTCCACGCCAAGGCTTGCAACGTCAAAGTTCTTCGGCCATAGATTCGTGTCGATTGCCAAGCGTAGCAGGTTCCATCCCGTCTGTGCCGCCAATACCACCGATGCCGATTGACTGCCCAATCTGATCGTTAATGTTCCATCCGCCGCATAGACTTGACGGTTATAAGCCACCTGCAATAAGTAAGGACGGGTCTTGTCGAATGATCCGCCTCGAACGGTTTGCTTTTGCGTGATCTTATCATTGGTCTCTATTCGTAACGCCGCCGGAGCTGTATCACCCTCAAAGTCGCGGTAGAAATTGACCGTATCAATTTGGAAGTTCGCAATGGCCGTTGTGACTGTCCAGTCTGTAATGGCCGTAGGATTCGTAACAGTCCCGGAGTATTGGCTAAAGGATGGATTTGATAACAGCGCGTTTGAATCTCTTGCTGACTTCGCCCTGAACTGTGCGACAAGTCCCGATCCGGCGAGTTGCAACAAATCTTTTCCCGGCTGTCCTGCTCTGAACTCGAAGTTCTCTTCATGCTTCACCGCGCCTGTCTGTGCATCAGCAATACAGATTGCCGTCTTTGAATCGGGGAATTGATTCTCAATGTCAAAGTTGTATTGATCTTTATTTAGGCGAAGGATTACGCCATTGCCTACGTTTCCACCGGCTGCCACCGGATTAGCAAACGTGAATTGACGGCTTTTGACCGTCTTGGAGTTGTCCACGAAATTTTGATACAAGCGGTCAAGGATTGCGCTCGCTGCCTTCTCTGGCGCATTGATGAACTTGCCGTAGGTAAGCACGTGGCCATTCAACACATTGGCCGCCTGCGCCAAGGCTGCATTGAGTTGGCTTCTGAACGCCTGAACGCCTGCCATCGCTTCCGGCGCAAAGTCCGTCTCAAGCGACTGCACAAGCTCATCTTCACGCAATAAGTAGTTGTCCGCGTTTGTAGCTATGTAAGCCAAGAACTCATCCTCAATTTCGACTGCATTTCCGAATTGAGTCTGAATTTCCGCTTCGGATGGTGAAGCCATGCTTTACCCCGCTTCGGTTAAACTGCCTGCACTTCTCGCTCAACGAGGAACAAGAGAAATTCTGAAGCAGGAATATCATCCGACAAGGCTTGGAAGCCGAACGTCGATTTCGCCAATTTCTGCGCTACTGGCGCGTTGTGTCCAGTCATGCGGATGATGCAATTTTCCGCCGATGCCTTGATGGATGCAATGTCGTTTTCGTCCAAATACGTCGGCGTTCCAGGCTGCTGGAAACGGTTAAGGAACATACCGCCTTCAGAGTGTGAACGGTCGATCTTTTCTGTTTTCCTCTGGAACGTGTAACCGCCCACGGTAATGGAAGCCATCGGGCAGTTATCTTTTAAGCCCAGATAGTATTTCCGCTTCCCTTGCGGCACTCGGACAACCTTTTGAGTGTTGCCAGCCGTTTCCTGATTTCCCTTGAGTCTCGCCATTTGCGCTTCTCCTCTTTTGGTGAAAGTATAGGGAGCCTCGCTTTCGCAAAGCTCCCTATATCCGATTCATTCCACGTTCTGCGGTTAGTTGTTGATCTTGACCGTGGCATACGGAATGTTGATGCCGTAGCCATGCCGCGCCTTCCATTGTAGATACTCGACGCCGGTATCACGGGAAACGTCGCTGTTGTCCATGTTCGCAAACGTTTCGCGCAACGCCATGCGCTCAAGCTCAAAGATCGGCTTGATCGGTGTCCCATCGAGGAACACGAACATGTCATTGTCCGTGATTCTCTGAGTAGGCCACAGGTTGACCTTCAAGCCGCTGTCCAAGACGATGTTGGTAACGGCTGCGCCACCTTGCAACGTGCGGGACTGCTTGAACGCCTCAGCAACGACCTTTTCATTCGCCGCGTTGTAGATCAGCGTAACGCCCTGGTCCACCACGCCAGAATCAAGCAGCGGTTGGCCCTTGCCGTCTTGGAAACGGGCGAAACGGCTGACTGCGCCAAAAAAGTCCGTTCGGATCGCGTCGGGTGAAGCAACGCCCGTGCCTGTCTGGATGTTGCCACCGGACAAGCCGAAACGTGCCGCGCCGTCGCCATCGGTTGCGCTGTGAATCGCAACGCCATCTGGCGCATTCGGGATCGAAGGCATCAAATCGTTGTCAGTCGCGGCAAGCAGGATTTGGAAAAATACGCGCTCTGCGAGAATCGCAAAGCTCGCGCCGCCGTCTTGCGCTCGGCTGAAAAGACCATTGATCTTGTCGTCTTGACGGTCATTTTCGTGCCAGCTGATACGCAATCCCCAATCCAAGGTAGTCACGTTGAAGCCGATTGCCTCGAATTCCTCGGACGTGATCACCTCACCACGTGGCCAAATCCTCGCATGGGGAGCCGCTTCAAAATACGCGAACAAGGACGTTAAGTCCTTCGTCGGCATTTTCAGGCTCATCACGCGCCCAAGTTTTTCTTGGACGCCCTTATACATGCGGTCATAAGTCGCTTTGAACGTGGACTGCAAGCCCGCCGTCAAAGCTGATGCCGCTAATACAACTTGTGCTGGCATGTCATTTCTCCTTAACTCAGGTTAGACGGCTTGGAAGCCATACAGTTTTTGCGAGATCGGGCTTACCAGCACGTCGCATTTCGTGCCGGAATACCACCGCGTGATATGCCCAAAAGGAATCACCTTCGCCGTTGACGGCGCAGTCTTGGTCAACAGATTGTCATCGGACGGCGTGATATAAACCGGATCGCCAACGTCCGTGATTGCCGATACGCCCGTTACGTCGATATTCGGAAGGACGAACTGCGCCCCCTCAAATTCGCATAACGGATTGGACGCCGTTCCCAAAACTTTTTCTTTTGCCATGCCCAACGGGGATTGATTCGCCGCGTCGGTAAACAGTTTCACCGTACCCGTGGCATGGTCGATGCCGTAATAACCGCCGGCATACACTTGCACCGCGTTTGTTACTGGGAAACGCAGAGGGAATGATCCCGCGCTTTTATGCGCTCGATTGACGTTTGCAGTCAATGCAGTCATGTTATTCCTCCTCTTCTGCCGCGCCAATCATGGCGTCGCAGGCGAATTGATCTTTGATGAAGGATTCACGGTTCACAGTCTGGCCGAATGACGGATTCGCAAGAATCAATTCCTCATACATCCGGTTGAACTTCCGCGCCTTTGCCAACTTCTCCGCGCCTTCGGCTTCATAACAAGCCACCTCCTTAGGCTCGTCTTTCCGCTTCGCGGCAGGAACACCAGCGAAAAACATGGGATTGTCTTTTGCGCCGT